AAAAGATGTATCTCTTTCAATACCTAATCCAAAATGTCCTGTATATTCTTCAAGTTCACTTAATCCAAATGAACCCATTTCGACTGCCATACCATCTACAATACCCCAACAATAATCAGACTCAGGGTCTTTATTCATTAGATACCATGTCCAACTACCTACAGGATCAAAGAACTTAGCTACTACTTTTTGACTCATGTCACCAGCCTTATCGTATTGTTTTTCTGCCTGTTCTTTTATGACTTTTGTTAATAATTTCATTGTTTTTCTCCTTATGTTGATATTTATAGATATAGAAATAAAGGTGGCTTGACCCTCGTTAGAATGGTACTCGCCTGTCAATATCCACCTATATTCCTTTTTCGACTAGAAAACATCCAGTTCCCTGAATGCTATCCTATTATTAATATAATCAATGCAACTGTTAATAATAAGAAAGGACAATCGCATACTTTCTTTCATACATCGCGTGGTGTACATAGTGTAGATGACTAACAGGCTCGTAACCTTGACGATTTCTACGTTTTACTATTATTAACAGCGCCATACAGGTTCTCTTAGACTTAAAGTCCGTGACTGACATGATTATATTAAACTTTGGGGACGTTTCTGTTACTTTCCGACTAGTTCCTGAGTGGTCAGCTAACATCCCCCGTGCACATATCCCCGCTAAGGGCAAGATTTATGATATTGTAAATCCTTGACTACGTTTTACAAATGTAATAAACTCTTGAAAGAACTCTACATCAAATGGATAATTAGCCATCCAGTGATCCTTATCATAACATCCGTCTTTATCTTTTGGTGCAGTATCCATGTATTCTCTTACTGCTTTTTCATACTCCATAGCACTACCATCTTCAAGAGCAGCTTGCATTAATGGTACCATTTTAAGACATGTTTCTTCTTTAATTTCTATCCCATCATTAGCAGAACCTGCATCTTGTTCCCATTCTAACATTACATCATCACATACTTTGCAAGTAAAGTCCCATAAACGTCTCCACCACCATACATTAGCTCTAAAGTAAGTACCATTAGCTCTATCAATAGCGTGTTCTTGTTCCCAAAACGTACTTGATTCTTTTTCCCAATCAACATGTTCTTCACGTTCATCCCAATCTAAGTTTTTATATTTACTGTAAATTGGAAACTCTTTTGCATCATATAATCTTGATCCATTACCATGTAAATCAAATCCCATAATATTCTCCTTTAATTAATGAGCTGCCCCAAGATACAGCATATAATGCTGGGGTATTATCTCAGGGCCACTCGTTGGGTTGACAATTAGTCCTTTAATGTTGTCTTTTCTTCTAATATATCTTTAGCTAATCGTTCAATTGCTTTGTCAAACAATATTCTCCAATCACATGGACTGCCTTGTTGAGGCTCATCACATCTAAGATATACTGATACTTCATCACTACTTTCATTATAATCTAAAGATGGCTCTTCATCATATAAATAATAATCTTCTAATCTACTATCTACAATAGTGGCTAGTTTTTCAATAATATCACTTACCTCTATATTAACCTTTGTTTCTTCTACTAATTTATATTCTAATGCTCCTTCGCTCATTGTCAAACTCCTTTTGCTATTTTGTTACGTCTACTAATTAATGTTGCTACTGCTTTTTCTGTTGGCTCCCAATTCCTGTAACCGATGTTAATTGGTTTGCCAATACTGTTACTGCTCTGTTGTATAAGAACATCATATATTTCAATGATTTCTTTTCTACCTCTTTTACTTTTCATTATCAACTCCTTTGTTAATTATAAGAGAGAGACCACGCTTGTCAAGGTTGGATTTCATATGAGCCATAGCTCGCCCAACATTCATGACTTAATGACGTTAGCCCTTTTAAATTTTGTGTTTTAGATACTATATCAAAGTATAATATCAAGGACTTACTTGGTGGTTTTAGCCATAACTCTCTCTTAATTTATTTATTCTCAGCTAAGGCTGTAATACCCATCATCACCAAAGTAATATCTTCAGGTGTCATCTGTATTCTAACCTCATGTTTATTACGATCAGATAATGATAGATATGTCTTACCATTAGCTGTTTCATCACCCTGAATAGTGTCAAACTTATCAAGGTTGTATAGTTTATGATGTATATTTACCCAATTATTTGCCATTACATATCTCCTTATAGTTTGGTATAAGTTTATTATATATACTTGCATACACACACTTGTTAAGATAGTCTATGCACACCACTTGTACATAACTACCATAATACTAACAATATATAAAGTAAAGGGGGAAATTAATCCCCCAATACAATACTATTAGCCAGTAATATCTACTTCTTCTATTCTATCTACAGTAAATCCTGCATTAAGTAACGTAGGAATCTTATTGGCATCTGATGTCTTAACTTCTTTACCTGATGCATTAACTAGATAAGTATATTCTTTCTTACCTACAGTTACTGCTGCATTATCAGTAGAGTCTGTTGTTGTAACAGAGCCAGCTACTGCTAGTACATTACCGATATCATCCATAGTTCTACAACTATTTAGTATCCTAACAACTGCACCCATTGCTGCTGCACCTGCAGGTTTACTAACATCGAGACTAGTACTTTCTTCTGGTAGTCTAATCTTATTAGTCCAACTTCTACCTGGTATTATTCTTGCGCTCATTATTTATATCTCCTTAATTAAATTAATTATAACATCAAAAAAAATCTAAAAAACTAAATCAAAAATAACGAAAAAACGATAGTGAAAATCCCCTGATAAGGGGGTACACTTATAAATAAAGCCACATACCAAAATGCTACAATTTTGAAACCTTCTTGTTTTAATCAGCAATATCATATATATTACAACATCAGTAATCAAATGATTATCACCCAGACAGTACCCTTGAAATAGTTCTGCTGTAGGGGTCAGACGGTGGGTTACTCTCCATATAGGATAAAGAGGTTTCCCCTCCAACTGATAAAAATTGCATTATTATATATCTTAAAGTATGGGAGTCTATTACTGGCTTTGAGTAAAAATAATGTTGAGACCAAAAAAAATGGAGTTTTGCTACTCAGGGGAGTATTGCATCTAATTATATGGGAGTTAATATGGCTACTAAAGAATATGTATTAAGAATTGGTTTTGATCCCATTACCGAAGAAGTAACATATATCAAAGAATATATAGATAAATCACATGCTACACTTCATGTAGGAGATGAAGAGGTAGAGCTTGATGATGAAGTATCTGATTATATTGTTGGTGATATTATGGGGATTACGTAACCTTCCAAACCATCTGACGAGGTTTGGGTGTAACTTATGAGAACATACAAAGTTAATAAGATAGAACATACAGTATTTGATTCACTTGATGAAGTACCTAGTGATGTACATTATTTAAGTGACTGGCGGGAAGGGTGCGTTGGTGACTGGGTAAAAGCTGATGATGAATGTGTTATACAGATTTTGCGTAAAGGTACGATGCTTAGAGCTAAGGGTAAAAAGCGTAAGGTAAGTTATATAGGTACGTGCACAGGAACATTTACTGTTGCACCTAAAACAAAGATGGATACATCTAGACGAGCTAATATATATTCATTTAGTGGAAACTTATCTGCAGAAGAAGTATTAGAGACTAGAGAAAATTTAAATAGTAAAGAAAAATTGTTTGTATTAAATTTGTTAAAGGGCATGGACCCACAAAAAGCATATATGAATGTATATCCTACAAATAACCCTGGATATGCAAATATGAAAGCTGCTCAGTTAATACAGACCGAAAGGGTAGATACTTATATGAGAGAAGAACATAGAGAAGTTTGCGAAAAGCTAGGTATAAATGCCGAAGGCGTATTGCATGGGATTAAGCTAATAGCACAAACTGCAGAAAAAGATGACACTAAGCTGAAAGCCTTATTTAAGTTATCCGACATCTTAGATTTAGAGGATAAGACTAGCACAAGCACGCAGCAGGTCACTAGCGCAGTCTTCCAGGGTTTTAGTAGTAAAGAATTAGAAAGCGCAGAACGAAAGGAATTAAGTGATGGCAAATGATATGTATGAAGGTGAAGTTTATTTTTCAGAAACTCTTCCAAAAGGAAAAGATAAAGGAGATAAATTTAATCCTGTTATATATGATATGATGGAAAGCTATTTAAAAGATCCAAAAGAATATGGAAGTCCTATAGCATTACAATCTTTACTTGTAGATTTAGGTTATTTAGATAAAGATAATCCATTAAGTATGGATAATAAGCATGGGCCAATGACAATAGGCGCTGCTATGAGATATCAAACTAATTATCAAGATGATGCATTTAGACATGAAATTAAAAACTCTCCATCAAAACTTGTTAATTATTTAGTAGATTCAGCTAAAGGTATATTTGATTAATAATGGCTAATATAAATAGTCGTAACGTTTCTGAAGCAGAAGAAGAGTTAAGACTAGCATATACAGATTTAGTAGCATTTGGTAAATTATTTTTACCAGATGATTTTATGAGGAGTGAATCTCCTTTTTTTCATTATGAAGTGTGCGATGCACTTAACGACCATTCACATCGACAATTAGCAGTTGTATTACCTAGAGGACATGGCAAAACTGTGCTTACTAAATGTAGTATTATGCATGATTTTTGTTTTGCAGCAGAACCTCTATTCTATGGATGGGTAGCTGCATCAAGTAAAATATCTGTTCCTAACTTAGATTATATCAAATACCATATAGAATATAATGATAGAATTAAATATTATTTTGGGAACCTAAAAGGAAAGAAGTGGACTGAAGATGATATCGAACTTAATAATGGCTGCAAACTTATTTCTAAAAGTAATCTATCGGGTATTCGTGGTGGTGCCAAGCTACATAAGCGTTATGATCTTATTGTACTTGATGACTTTGAAGATGAGAATAATACAGTCACACCAGAGAGTCGTGCTAAAATCGCTAACCTTGTCACGGCAGTTGTATTTCCAGCGCTTGAACCAAAGACAGGACGATTAAGAATTAATGGAACTCCTGTACACTATGATGCATTTATACAAAAAATACTTGTTGGGTTTGACCAAGCAAAGAAAGAAAATAAAGACTATTCGTGGAAAGTAATTACATATAAAGCTTTGCAAGAAGATGGCACTCCATTATGGCCATCGTGGTTTGGTCATAAAGAAATGGAGCGTAAAAAGAAGTTCTATTCAGATAGTGGTACTCCACATAAGTTCTATCAAGAATATATGATGGAAGTACAAAGCGAAGAAGATGCACTTTTTACTCGTGATCATATTAAATTTTGGGATGGCACATTAAGTAAAGACCCTGAGACTGGATTGTCAGTCATTGTACCTAACGGAGAAGATCCACAGCCATGTAGTATATTTGTAGGAGTAGACCCAGCAACTGATAGTGCAAGAAGAAATAGTGACTTTAGTGTATTAATGACAGTAGCAGTTACTCCTAATAATAATATATATGTTATTGACTATATTCGCAATAGAACGTTGCCTGTACTTGGGATAGAAGGTATGGAGCAAAAAGGTATTGTAGATTATATATTTGAATTAAATGAATTTTATGACCCTAAAATGTTTACTATTGAAGATACTACTATGAGTAAGCCTATATTTCAAGCTATATATAGTGAAATGCGTAGACGAAATAAATTTGATGTAAGTTTTAAAGCAGAAGTCCCTGGTAATCGTATGAGTAAACGAGATAGAATACAGGGTATATTAGCACAACGTTTTGCAGTTGGTCAAATACACTTGAAAAAAAATCATTATGAATTACATAGAGAAATTCTTACATTTGGACCAAGGATGGCGCATGATGATGCAATAGATGCATTAGCTTATGCATGTAAATATGCCCATCCACCTCAAGGTTTATCTGAAACTAAAGAGGGTTGGCGTAAAAAGAAACCAAAAGCTAAAAGTTGGGTTACAGCATAATGGGTAAACGAAAATATCACACATGACCAGATGGTAAAAAGCTGCACCCAGTTGGGAAAAAGCATAAGGAGGGTGGAATGACAAGAGCAAAAAAAATGAAACCTGGTAAGTTAAAAGGACCATCTCATAAAAATGGTGGAATACTACTTGAAGCTGAAGGCGGTGAGTATATAATTAAAAAATCTAGTGTAAAAAAACTTGGAAAAGCTACATTGGATAAGATAAACAAAGAAGGGAAATTACCAATGAAAAAACCTGCTAAAAAAATGCATGGCGGCATGATGAAAAAAGGAATGAAAAAATATTATGGTGGCGGCATGACTGGAATGAATAGAAGAAAAATGATGATGGAAGAAGGTGGAATGGCTAAGAAGGGTATGAAGAAAGTAGATAAAAAGAAAAATCCTGGACTTTCTAAACTACCTAAGCCTGTTAGAAATAAAATGGGTTATGCTAAAAAAGGTGGTATGGCAGGTGACTCTATTAAAACTTACGCTTCAGGCGGATATGTAGAGGGGAAATAATTATGGCTTCAGGATATAAAAAATTACAAAAACGTGGCGAACCAGGATATAAACCTGTAAAGAAAAGTACTGCATCTGGATATAAACCATTTAAGAAAAGTAAAAAGTCTGGCCTTAAACGATTTGAAAAGCCAGAAAAAAAAGAAAGTAGAATTAAAAAAGAAATAGAAAAGTTTATGTCTCCTGCTGAAAAAGCAAAAAGAAAAAAGAAAAGATTGCAAAGACAAGCAGAAATATTATCTCGCAAGTCAAGTAAAAATTTAAAGCGAGCAACTAAAAGAGCAAATAAAGCTGAAAGCCAAATGATGAAAGAAGCTATGAAAAGAGAAGAGTTAGCAAAAATGAAACACGGAGGCAAGGTTGGTGATGTAATAAAAACTTATGCTTCTGGTGGTTACGTAGCAGGTAAATAATGGCTTCACCAGCATGGCAACGTAAAGCAGGTAAAAACCCAAGTGGTGGTTTAAATAAAAAAGGAGTTGCATCTTACAGGGCAGCCAATCCTGGTTCTAAATTAAAAACAGCTGTAACTACTAAACCTAGTAAATTAAAAAAAGGCAGTAAAGCTGCTAACCGAAGAAAATCATTCTGTGCTCGAATGTCTGGAATGAAAAAAAGATTAACAGGTGCAAAAAAACGTAATGATCCTAATAGCAGAATTAATAAATCACTTAGAAAATGGAATTGCAAAGATGGTGGCATGGTAGGTGATGTAGTTAAAAGTTATGCATCAGGTGGATATGTGGAGGGAAGATAATGTCATTATATGAAAACATAAATAAACGTAAACGTAAAGGTATTAGTAGATCTAAAAAAAATAGTACTATCTCTAAGGAAAATTATGAAAACATGAAAAAAGGATTTCCTAAAGCTGCCAAAGGTGGTTCTATAAAAGATTTAAAAAAAATATCTAAAGAATTAAAAGGTGCGTCTAAAATGCATTTAGCTCAATCAAAACGTGTGACAAGACACGTTAAAAAAATGGCTGGTGATTCAGTAAAAACATATAGCGTTGGTGGTTACGTGGAGGGTAAGTAATGCCTAAATTTGGTAGTACGTCAAAAAAAAGATTATCTACTTGTGAGAAAGATTTACAAATGTTGTTTAAAGAAGTTGTCAGAGAGTTTGATTGTACTATTGTATGCGGATACAGAGGTGAGGAAGATCAAAATGAAGCGTATAAACGAGGAAATAGCAAAGTTAAATACCCCCATGGTCGTCACAATTCTAATCCGAGCAGGGCTATTGATGTCGCTCCTTATCCTATTGATTGGTCTGACAGAGATCGGTTTAACTATTTTGCTGGGTATGTAAAAGGTATTGCATCTCAAATGGGAATAGATGTAATTTGGGGTGGTGATTGGGACAATGATACAGATTTAAAGGACAATGGTTTTGATGATCTTGTCCATTTTGAACTAAAAAAAATAAAATAGTACGCTCACGCTCAAGACAAGAGCTTAAAGTACACTCGAAAGGAGAATAAAATGTCCAAACCAGGAAAAGGTTTACATACATACACTGTGCAAGAAGCACAAAATTCTACATTAGGTCAGGCTGGTACTGTATACTTATCAGGGTCAGCTACATATGACGCTAGTTCTACAGACAAAACAGTTGTTGCAATTCAAGTTATAGATGATATTACATTTGCTGCTACAACTACATCTGATAGCATTGACCATGCTACTCCAGCATCAGCATCTTCATTAGGTGGATCTGCAATGAGCACATTAACTGTATACTCAGGAATAACAATTTATGGAAGATTTGATAAAGTTGTTATTACTGCTGGTAAATGCATTCTATATTTAGGTTAATATGCCAAAGCTAGGATTAGGAACAGGATTTTCAAGATCAGGACTTGTTACTCCAGGTGTCGTTACAGATGGTCTGGTTATGAAACATATGTATTCTGCAGGAGCAGTACAAAAATTAAGTGATGGTGCAGCATTTTTTACAGCTGGAGACCTTATTACTTTAGCTAGCAATAGAATTATGGATACAGACGGAAATTGTTGTTTTATGTTTTGGGCCAAAAGAACTGAAGTTAGTTCTGAAGATGCCGTTATTGGGAAT